GCTTTAGGTAATTCGATTTCTTCTACCTTAGCCCATGCTCTCATCGCAGAACCTGCCTGAGTAGTTGAACACTTCAAAAAATCTTGCAGAGCAGAGACTTTCGCAAGGTGTGTTTCAACATCTGTAGGCTGGTAGCCAGTAAGAAATTCAGCCGCCTTTTCATTTCTTTCCTTTGGAGTCAAACGAAGTTTGAACTCTTTAATGATATTGGCAAGAACTTTTCCTAAATGGTCAAATTCGACCCCTAAGCCATACAGCCCTTCTTTAATTTGGCTATCAGTTTTTCCTTCTTCGAGGCTTGCTTTAATAAATTCTAAATGCTTTTCTGTATCAGTCATTTCGGTAATCTCCATTATTTCGGATTGTTGTAGTAAGTTAGTAAACTCAGTGACGAAATCAATTTTCTTTTTGCTCTTGATTTCAAAACCATTGCATTTTGCAACGTCTTGCAACTCTTTCATTGAATTTTCATCTGTCATAATAATATCACTAGACAAGTCAGTTGTAAAGACAAATGTGCCGTGAGAGATGATTTTTTTCTGTCTGTTGATTAATAATTTCATGATTTTTTTCCTGTGTTATATTAGAGTTTAATTAAATGGACGTCCTTGTCCTGTATTTCTATCCTATTGCAACTTTGTTGCTCATTCTGGCGTTAGGCGATAACCCTCTTCCAAAACTTCTTCCTGCCTCACTGGAGCGCATATTAGTTTTTCTACCTTTCCCAAGGTTAAGCTTTTCGTCCATGTAGGATTGAGCTAAATCAATTTTAGTTCTGTAAACATCAACTAACGCTAATCCAGTCTCAGTGGTTTCTAGTGAATCGGCTCTTTCAGTCATAAGAATATGACAAGTTTTTGCAAGCTCAAGTGATGCACCGTTTTTGAAATCAATCCCTTGCCCTTTACCTGCCTTTTTGATATCTTCGACAAGGTATTGGATTACAAGTGAAGCGGTAACTCTATCAGACTCAGTTCCGACAATGTAATTTGTTTTTTGCTGAGACGAATAGAAGTAAGTGCAACCATACAATCTTGAAACAACACTGTACACTTGGCGAATCCAAGGGTTGATTGCACCCTCTTCGAATTTGATTGATATGTCATCTGTGACGTGCAAATCAATCATGCTCAAATTGTGTCTTTCTAAAAGCTTGGTTGCCATGCGCATTGCATTATCAGCCTCACCTTTTGCTGCGCCTTTGTCATTAGCAAGTGCGAACATTTTCTTGATTCTTTCGATTATTTTCTGTTCCATAATTTTCTCCTTTGAAAACAGGGGGTTAGTGTTTGCGAGTCTATAGTAGCTCATTCTCTATTTGAAACAAGAACTCAATGGCTGAATCGGCCGGAGAGATTCCTGCTTCATATTCTCCAAGCCAGTCATAGTCTGGGAAATCCGATGACGTGAGAGCTGTTCTTTTTTGAATTTCCATATCCAATGCAATCATCCACAAATCGAACGGAACTTTCACAGTCATAATAAAATCTTTTGCAACAGCATCCCATTCAGATTCGAGAGCTTCTGCTAATTTTTCCATTTGTTCGAAAGTTGTCTTTCCATCTAAAACGTAATGCCACTTGGCTGTTTGTGCGAACTTAATCTTAAAGTGTTCAAGTGTCGATGCGATATCAAAATCTGATTCTATTGCGAGCATAGTTCCTATCTCCTTTTTTCGTAAAATGTAATTTCGTAAGCCAAAATTTCTACTTACAGATTATTGTAACATAGTCAAGTGGCGATGTCAAGCCAAAAAAGCATTTACGTTTCATGTTTTTTACGCATCTGAGGGCAGCGGGTCGGTGTCGGCATGGGTGGGTGTGGGGTGCGTACGTTGCGCTGCGCTATAGTGAGTACGCTCGCCGACGTGTGAAGGGGCAGGCGATCGCCATCAGCTTAGAGGGCAGGCGAGCGCTATCAGGTTTATGATGAGTGGCGAGCGTTTTCGCTATATATTTTCGGGCGTTGCGCTCGCGTTCAATAAAGGGCAGGCGGACGCCATCAGCCTAAAGCTATATTTTCGGGCGTTAAGTCGTATTATTTAGTGCGGACGCTCGCGTTATTAATATATGGCGCCGCGGCGAGAGTGAGTGAATTATTGACGAACGAGGGAGAAAGTGACAGACCAAAAAAAGCCAGTCTTTCAACTGGCTTGTTCTGGCTAAACCACTTGGCTGTTTAGCTTGCTCCCTTTTCTAATAATGATATTACTGCTAACATTCCAACCATGCCAGCCATGAAAAGCAAAGTGATTGAGATAGCGAAATTTTCTATCTCTCTCTTTGCTTGGCTACTTAATTTTTTCTTTCTCATAATTTTCCCTTAGTTAGTCCAGTATGAATACTGGACTATGTTTAGAAACTACTTTTTAATTGTGCAATCAAAAAGTAAACCTAGTAAAACTATGGCAACAATTACAATTGTAATCACTGCCAATGCTTTTAAAATTATCACTCATTAATTTCTAGGATAAAATCATTGCCAGACTTTTTAAATTGTGTCTTGGTGCTTTCTTCCCAAAATTCCAAAGCAAACAAACAAGAATCACTGTGAATATTAATGATAGTATTGTAATCATCATCTTGCTCTATTGAGTCAATTTTAAATACATCACTTGAAAGTATCATACAATCATTTTTGCAAGCACTTAATAAAATGGTTGCCAGTGCTTTACTGGCATCTTTATCAACTATAATCTTAAACATAATCTTTCCTTTTGTTAAACTTAAAAAACTATTTTTTAAGTTTTAAAAATACTCTCTGAGAAAGTACTTTTAAAACTTGCCAGATATACTGGCAAGGTGTTTTTATTTATAGTTTTCTAATTTGATACAATCCCAAACTGAAAACCCTTTATTTTCTTTCAGTCTCAGATTAATAATTTCTCTAATCATATCTCTGAAACTTGCAGTATCTTGAACTATCATTTTTTTTCCTTTTTACTTGATTAAGAATTTTTTTGCTTTCTGGAAAAAACTAATTTTTTCCATTTTGTCATTATATTCTTTTAATGCTTTTTTACAGATTAAAGAATTTTTTTGTTCTTGGGTTTTAATACTGGCAATTTTCAATTCTAAATTTGCCTGATTTTCTGATAATGTTTTCATTTTTTCCTTTCCTTTTATTTTGAATATTTTGATAAAATTTTAATTCTTGCTTTTGTCTCAGCAAGTAACAATTCATTTTCTAAACTTTTATCCTTGCTAAATTTTTTCTTTCTGTTTTCCCAAAGCTCTTTTTCATTTTCTAGCATTTTTTCAGCACTTTCTGTTTTTTGGTTTTTTAATTTTTTTCCAAACTGATAAAAAACATTATGAGTCTCAGTAAAATTTAATTCTGTTTTTTCAAAAATTTCTGCTAATATCTCTGACTGTTTTTTATTCTCTGAAAAACCATTTATGATAATTGTTTCTACTTGGTTTAAAATTGACATTTTCTATTCCTTTTTTTCTTGGTTAATTTTTAAAGCTTTTTAAAAAACACTTTTTAAAAGTACTTTTTAAAAAGCTTACTAGAAACTTTCTAGTAAACTTTTTCCTTTTTTTACTCTTTGAAGAGTTTTGCAAAAATTTCAGGATCTATCTTCTGGAAGTCTTTAGCAAATTTGATAATATCTTTTGCATAGCTTTTTGCAGTATCTAACTCTTTTGTACAATGTGTCTCATACTCTTCAATGGTAAAGTTTAAGTTATCATTCAAAGCATTAAGTAACTCACCATACTTTCCCTTTTTTCCTATCCATGTATAGGTGTCTACTTTTGGAAAATCACCAGTCCAGTGCTTTTTAAAGACTTTTAAAATACTATCATCTGCTATTTTAAAAGTACTTTCAATTAGTGCAATTGCACCAAGATAATCAACTGGAAGGGTTTTTACAGATTTTAAAGTCTTTAAAACTAGGTTTTCTGATAACTCTTCAAATTTAGTATCTAAATCATCAAAAAGTGTATTACCTTTTGTGTACATTATTTCACCTTTAATTGTACCACTTCCAGTACCAGCTTTAAGGGCTTTTTCTACTTCTGCTACAAGGTTAAATGCAGTCATAATTCTACTCCAATTTTTTGATATAAAAATCCATACTATACAATTATAGCTAGGACTATGAGCTGGTTCAAAATAAAGCTAGTTGCTTTCTTCAACTCATAGGTACATTATACAGTAGTCAAAAATTATTGCAACTAAATCTCGATAAAAAAGTGTGAACCAGTTCACATTTTATCACACAAAAAACTAGTCAATTAATTGACACATCACACCAGGAATCACGTGTCAATATATTGACACATAAAATGTGTCAAAATTTTGGTGTCAAAATTTTGGCATGAAAACAGGGGTGCTATCCCCATGCTTCGCGGCCAGCGGGATAGTGAGATAAATTTCACCATTCTCAAAAACACCCCCTTGACTTCGAATCGATTCCATGCTATAATTTTTTCATTTCCCCAAAGGATCACCATGTACCTATTACGTCTCCCATTACCGCCTTCCGTAAATAATTATTATGGATACCACTCTAAATTTGGTTATACAAAAGTCTACATCAAAAAACCCGGACAAGAATACCGTACCCAAGTACTCAATTATGTTCTCCAAAACAACCTCCAATTACGTGCCAACACAGCCCTATCAGTAACAATCCTCTTCACCCCAAAATCAAAACACAAACAAGACGTGGACAACATCCTTAAATGTCTACTAGACGCACTAACCCATGCAGAGGTCTGGCAAGATGATTCATTTATTTTTGACTTACACATTACTAAACAACCCCCAAGCAAAGAGAATGCAGGACTCATTTTAGAAATTGCCCCTTTCTCATTTGACTAATACCTCCCATGCAATTATACTCACAAGATGATAACGTTAAACCCAGCACAATCTGAATTCATAACAGATACTACATCTAAGTCAGTTGCCTTTGTAACCGGTTACGGTGGAGGAAAATCCTTCTCCTTAGTACTAAAGATGATTCTGCTAAAACTAGAATACCCAAAGACCGACATTCTTTATGTAATGCCAACATACAGTATGTTCCGTGACATCCTCTTTCCCCTCTTAGAAGAGATACTGGAAGGCACAAACATAGGATATACAATAAACAAGTCTACAGGAGAAATTTTCTTCTCTTGTGGAGGACGTGTAATCTTAAAATCAGCAGATGACCCTACTAAGATAGTTGGTTTCAACGTATCCTTTGCCTTACTAGACGAACTGGACACACTCCCAACAGAGAAAGCAAGAAAAGTTTTCTTAAACTCTTCTGCCAGAGCACGTGTCAAATTACCTAATAATCAAATAAACCAGATTTTCATAGGTACTACCCCAGAGGGCAGACGTTTTGTCTATCATATGTTTGAGAAAGATCGTCCACCTAATTACACCCTAATCCAAGCATCTTCCAGACTAAACCCTTATCTTGGTGAGGATTATTTTCAAAATATTATAGCAACAGCTCCTAACGAGCAAGTAGCACTGGCTTATATTGAAGGAAAATTCGTAAATATGGCAGTTGGGGCGGTGTATACTGCATTTGACCAGACTAAATGTGGTACTGATGCAATATACAGAGATGGCGAGGAACTTCACATATCTATTGACTTTAACGTACTGAACATGAACGCAGTAGTTTTCACAAAAAGAGAACCATTAAACAATCCTAAGTCACTATACCACGGAAGTCCAACCTTACATACAGTAGCGCACTTACATAACATCACTGACACTCCAGAACTGATAGAGGTAATAAGAAATAAGTATCCACGTTCCCCTATTTACATATATCCAGATGCTTCTGGTAAAAACGTATCTTCAAAAGGTGCTTCTACTTCTGATTTAAGTCAATTAAGACAAGCAGGATTTCACATAAGAGCAAAATCTAAGAATCCAAGAATCATTGATAGGGTAAACTCTTGTAATTCTGCATTAAAAACGGGATTAGTGAAAGTAAACATTGAATTATGCCCAGAGTTAGTTGATGCACTGGAATCACAAACATTTAATGAGAAAACGGAGCTACCTGAAAAGACAGTTGGCAGTTCTATAGATGATATAAACGATTCATTTGGGTACGGAGTTTACTACATATATCCACTGAAGAGAAATAGCGTTAAGATTGGTGGAATTTCCAATAAATAGTTCAATTTTTCATTTAAAAGACGTTGATTTTAAATCAAATTTATGAGAAAATAATAGAACTGGTATCATATTAGTATATATTAATAATCTTCATAAAGAGTGAGCATAATGATCGAATATAAAGAGATTGGGGATTCATGTTCTGAGATACTTTACATTCATGACCAATATAAAGAAAATCGTTATATGTGGATGCTCTCGCGGGATTTCATTAAGGGTGAGGCTACTGTAAAGCGTAAAAATGAGACTTACTTACCAATGCCTTCTGGATTTCTCTTAAAAGATGATGTAGCCTTATCTCAGTCGACAGTGACTCAAAATCAAAGTTACATGTTTGATAAAAAGTATGCTTTTATGGAGAATCAGTATGATGATCCGAATTTTCATCAAAATAGACCCTATGCAATGTATAAACACGGGGCAAAAGTACCTGCAATCTTGAAACATACTGTAAATGGTTTATTAGGGTTAATTGTCAAGAAGCCGTTGGAGTTTATCGACGATGAAGATGATGTATATGACCTCACGGACACTGATGAGAAGCAATTAGATGTCAGTCAATCTTTCAATAAAGAAACGCTTGGGGACAAATAATGCTATTCAACGAAGAAATTTGGTTAGAAAAGATAAGAAAGATGATTGTTTCCACGTTATCTTTTGGACGGTGTTTTGTAACACTTGATAAGAACAATAATCCAGTAGTATATGATGCACTTGATGTACCCAACTGGCGAGAAGGGGTATATGCTACATTCTTAGAGACTGTTGATGGTGTAGAAGAAAAAGATAGCTACGAAGACCCTCGAGAGTATGTAAGAGTATCTTTTCTATCTGGAACTACATTTTATGAGCGGTTTAATTCTTCTGGAACTCTACTAGAAAGAAAAAACTCAACTAAATTCTCCGAGCTACCGATAATGTGTATTGGAGCAACAAATTTAGATTGGGATGTTGACATGCTACCTCTTGAGGGTATTGCAACTTGTGCTTTGCATATCTATAAAAAATCAGCAGATTTATCTTATTCAGAATTTAGCTCGTGTGTTCCTACCTTAGTGATGACTGGTGTGGACGATGATGCTTCCAATAAAACAATAGGCGGTGGTGTAGCTTTATCCATTCCCAATGACCTAGCAAAAGTCTACTATCCTCAGACTGATACCAATGCACTTCAACACGTTAGAGTTCACATAGAAGCTTTGTTTGCAGAAGCAAAGACTTATGGAACTTCTTTATTAGGTGGAGACAAGACAGAAGTTGAGTCGGCAGAAGCAATACGTCTAAGACAAGGTGCGGCTGGGGCTTCACTTTCTACACTTACTAGAAACATAGAGCGAGCTGTCAACAGACTCTTAGAACTGGCAGGAATTGACACTAAATTTAAGATAAACTTCGATTTAGAAGAAAACTACATGACTCCAGCAGAGCAATCTACGCTCTTGGATTCTTGGATGAATAATGCCATATCTTACCAAACCTACTTCAACAATCTACAAAAAGCTGGAATCATTGAAGACGAAAGAAGTTTTGATTCTGAAGTTGAGTCTATAGCAGACGAAAAGAAGAAAAAGCAAGAAGAGGCATTGAAGTTCCAGACTGCACAGAATTTGCTTACAGAGACTGATACTGTAGGCGAAGATAAGAAGAAAGAAAAGCTTTCTGATTCTAAAGGTTCTAAAGGTGAAAAGGAAGATAACAAGTCTAGCTCAGGTGGGGCGAAGAATCTAAACAGAACTGGAGCTGATTACGACAAGAATGCATAATAGAAAAAGTACAAAAATACACAGGAAAACTAAAATGATTAATGCACCCGGAAAGATTTTAGAGGGGAGACTCTCTAAAAAATA